CAATTCTTAGGTTGGGCTGCCTATAAGCGTTGTCCATGAAATATCTACCGTTAGCTAGGTAGCAGTCTCCCCCTGTAGATGCGAGCCTTGTCATGTATCTCGGAGAGACTTTGAGCTTCTTTTTAGGGAGAGTGTCGAAGATCGACAGGTTACGCAAATAGCGACTCGCTAAATCACTCGCCTGCTTGTCGTAATATTTCATTATGGAGTCCCTTATATTCAGAGGGTGTTTTCTTATATGCTTGCTATAAATAGACAAGTAAGAGAGGGAAGCACATGATTCTTGGACTAGACCCTTCACTTAGGAACTTTGGGTGGGTTCTTATGGGAGACAACGGAGATTTCTTAGATAAGGGAATGATGGGGACGACAACTGAAATGATGTTTGTTGATCGCTATATTTATTTAAGAGAGGGCTTGCGAGAAATAGTACAGAGAGTTCGGTCAGAGCACCCCGACAAGACTCTTAGAGTAGGGATAGAGTCACCTATCTTTAATGATCTATATTCAGAGGGTATGTATGGGCTATTTCTGTACTCTAATGAAGCTCTCATGCTTGAGCGCGTAGATACTGTGTACTTATCCCCTAATCAAGTGAAGGCTCACGCAGCACTATTTCTCAACAGACCGAAAGGATGGAAAATGCAAAAGGGAGACATGGTAGAGGCTGTGAAGCAGGCAACTCAGGGGCAAGGGGCTAAGAGGTGGAATCACCACCAAGCAGATGCCTATTGGGTTGGGAGAATAGCGGGCAGATTTTGGCAACTCATTGAAGGTGAAATAGAGGTTGCCGACCTAAACGACTTAGAGATTAAGCATTTCACGTCCCTTGAGAAATACCTCAAGGGGAAGAAGGCAGGGCGCATTAAGCGCATGGGGATTACCCACAAAGAAAATGACCGCTATTTCAGGTGGTCTGATTTGGAGTCTTAATGTCTTATCTGCTCTTTGAAATAAGCATGGTCTTGGGAGCTATTTTAGCTCTCGTCTTTTCGGAAGGTAGACCATTCAAGCTCGACTATTTCATAGTCTTTACTCTGATGATTTATGCGCTTAGTAGCGTCTTAAGCTCATTCGCGTGGTGAATGTAGTTCTTGATTGAACGAACCGTGTCTACATCAAAATCGCAGTCTTGGCTGTAGTAATACTGATCATTCACATAAGCAAAAGCTTGGTCAAGAAGCCACATAGCCTCGTCCAAATCTTCATGCTGACTGAAGAAGGAGACTAGCTCCTTAGTCCCCTCAGTAATGTCCGAAATGGGGGGGAACTCGCGCTCGCTCTCTCTCGCGTTTTCAATGAGGATGTTAAAAGCGTACTGATACGCACATTTTTTAATGTCTGTGATTTTTGACATATTATTTCTCCGTAGAAAAGGCACAGCTCTTACTGCACCGAGAGGGGAAGAATCTTATTCTACCAATTGAAGAAAAAAATCTGCCCCTCTCTAATATAATTAAAGCGACCTTGGGGATGAGCCTCAAGTCAGTAAAAGAACGAGGACAGGATGCCGAAAGAAAAGAAGCCGAAAACAGATTTGCTGAAAGCGGCTAAAGCCGTAGCCCAAGCTCTGAAAGAAGATCATGTTGTCACCCTTGACCCCGATGCTCTAACAAAATCACGACCTCACATTTCAACGGGGTCTGTTGCAATCGACTATTTAATTGGGGGTAAGGAAAACGCACAAGGTGTCAGACCCTGCCCCGGCATCCCCAAGGGAAATATAACGAATCTTTATGGACTCGCAGGTGCAGGGAAAACCACGATTGCCCTTCAAACCGCAGCTCAGATTTGTGCAGATGGTGGGACTTGCGTCTATATAGATTGGGAACATGAGGTAGATCACCGCTATGCTTCAGTCTTAGGTGTCCCCGTGACCGACCCTAGTCGATTCATGCTTATTCAGCCCGATACTCTTGAGGCAGGTCTGCGCTATATCTTTACAATGGCAGATGCAGGGGTTGACCTTATTGTGATTGACTCTGTGGGCGCGGCTGTGCCCAAGGCATTTTTTGAGAATAATGACGGGGGGGGCATGGCGGTGGGCTTGACTGCGCGTATGTGGAGTCAGTATCTCCCTAAGATCAAGAGCAAGATCTCAGATACAGAAACAGCTATTATTGGCATTTCACAGCTTCGTGAAACAATCGGCGGTGGTCCAGGATTTGGGGGTCCGAAGCGTATCCCTCAAGGTGGTAAGGCTTGGTCTTTTTACTCGACCCTTCAGATTATGCTTCGCGTTGTCGGTAAGGAGAAGGGCAAGGAATGGGACGGGATGCAGGGAAAGGCTGTAGATACAGTCTTAGGCACTCAAGTCCGAGCCAAGCTTGATAAGTGCAAGGTTTCTGACTCAGCCCATAAAGAGGTGGATTTCTACCTCATGTCGGGAGAGGGTGTCGATAATGTCCGTACCGTCCTTGAGCTTGGAATTAAGACAGGCGTGGTGTCGAAGAAGGGTGCTTGGTTCTCTTGGAACGGGAATGAGGGTGAAGTGCGAGGACAGGGCTTACAGAATTTCAAAGAGCAACTCAAAGACGAGCAGGTAAATGAGATTTTCGCTCAAGTTAAGCCCTATTTGTCTGACCCCTCAAATAGCGTGGATTCAAGCTCCGCCCTTGACGAGCTTGAGGAAGATACAGAGTCAGATTTAGAGGACTTGCTCAAAGACCTCTAAACCCCAAAGAGTGTCCTTGTCCTTGCCCGATGCAGAGTACCTTTAATATACTCTGCATCGGGTTTTTTTTAAGAGACGGAAATTTATGAAGATTAAAGTAAATAACTTCCAATCTATCAAGGAAGCTGAAATTGAAATAAAGGGTCTTACGGTTATTGTCGGTGAGAACAGTATCGGTAAGTCTGCTTTAGCTCGCGCTCTTGGGGGCGTGTTTACCAATACAAGAGGAGACTCCCATGTAAGAAATGGAGAGAAAACGTCTTCAGTTCTTGTCTCATTTGACGATGGGAACGAAGTGTTATGGGAAAAAGGGGGTGGCGTAAATCAGTACACCGTCAACAACAAGCTTATTTCTAAAGTAGGTTCGTCTGTTCCTGATGAGGTGAAAGATCTAGGCGTTAAGTCCGTTATGGTTGATGGTCGAGAACTATACCCTCAGATTGCCAAGCAATTTCAGACGATCTTTCTTTTAGATTTACCTGCAAGCGCATTGTCCTCTGCGTTATCTGATGTTGACGCAATCCAAAAGCTAGAAAAAGCTTCCTCAAAAGCCCGTTCTGAAATGAGAGACATTAAGTCTAGACTCAAAGTAAAACGTGAAGACTTAGAGCAAGCTAGAAATGCAAGCCTCTACTTTGAGGGATTTGATTATGCACAGGTCTTAAAAGTAGAGAGGTGCGAGCAACAAAAAGATGAAATAGAAAACCTGCTCTTTGAAGTAGAGAAGCTCTCTCTCAAGAGAGACAAGATTAAAAGACTAATCTTATCCCTAGAAGGGATTGAAATAGCTGTCCTGCCCCCAACTATTTCAGAGCTCCCCGATGTAGAGAGGATCACTCGTCTAAAAAAGATTAGAACCAAGAGCTTCATAACTGAAATGATGGTGTCTGTCGGACTTGCTGATTTTAGGAGTCCTACTATAGACTCCCTGCCCCCTACAGAAAAAGCAGAGAAACTCTCTCATGCACGTTCTCGTCTGTCCTCTGCTCTTGATCTCCTAGAGGGGGTTGCAGAGGCTAACCTTCCTTCAGACCTACCTGTTAATGATGCTGTCCCTCTCTTAGAAAAGAAGTCAAAACTCCTATATGGATTAGGAGTCGCAGAATCACGCCTCTCAGAGATAGAGTCTGAAATAGGTTCTATCCATACCCAAATAAAAAGCGTGAAATGCCCCGTATGCCTAAGAGAAGGCGAACACCAACATTCTTAATGGAGATGAAATGCCTAAGATATTATGGCGTACAGATGTGCATCTAAGTGATAAGACCCCAAGAAGAAGAACAGGGAGTTGGACAGATGATGTAATCAATAAACTGAAATGGGTAGGGGAAAAAGCATCTGAAATAGGTGCAGATCTTATCTTAGATGGGGGTGACTTTTTTGATGTGAAGTCTCCTGTGAAAAACTCTCATTCTCTTGTAAGACGCGCCTGTGAAGTACACTCTGAATACCCATGTCCTACTTACGCTCTCGTGGGAAATCACGATGTGAAATACGGGAAGATAGACTATCTCCCCGAACAGCCTCTTGGAGTTCTCTTTTCTTCTCGCGTATTTAGAAAGTTCGGCGACGCAGACGAGATCATATTAGAGCGAAATGGCGTGAAATTAAGGATTGTAGGAGTTCCGTATCACGGGGTTGAATATGACTTCGAGAGACTCAAAAACATCAAAAAGGGAGATGAGGATTATCTTGCAGTTGCTTGCCACCTCTTGGCGAGACGAGGTAAGACAGGCTCCATGTTTGAGTCTGAGGATATCATAGGGTACGATTTCCTTAACACCTTAACAGACGTTGATTGTTGGTTCTTTGGACATTGGCATAAAGACCAAGGGATCGTACAGCTCCCTAATAAGAGTTGGGTTGTGAACGTAGGCTCTTTGACGAGAGGCTCTCTGCATTTAGATGATCTAGACCGCAACCCTTGCGTTGTTGAAATGGAAGCAACTTCAGAAGGGCTCTCTTTAGTGAGACATGATGTCCCGATTCGTCCTGCTGAGAGCGCATTTAAGATAGAAGAAGCTTTGAGAGACAAAGAAGATGTCTCTCGAATGGAAGATATTGTCGAGAAGATGAGGGCGCTCTCTAAAAGCGGGTGGGACTCGATGAGCCTTGGAGACAAAGTGCGAGAAATGGCTTTGCCAAGCGAAGTCAAAGAGCAAGTTCTTCTGTATTTAGAAGAAGTAGAAGCTTAAAGAATACTATATAGGAGTGTCCTACTTTGGTATAATTGAGGGGATAAAATGAAGCAGGACTCTGACATGAAGTATCTTTATTGGTCGCATATTAAGATGATGCGAGAATGCCCTCAGAAATACCTATGGGTTAAAGGTCATCCACAGCATGATTTGGGCGCAGGATATGGGAAGCCCAAGCCCTTGCCCCCCGAACAAGATAGAGAATCAGAACACCATCTCCTTATGGGCTCTGTCTTATCGAAAGTCGTAGAGGACTTGTATAACCATGAGCTTTGGCGCGAACCTAAGAGCCTTCTTGAGAAGGTAGAGGAAATCGCCCGTAAAGAGTTTGAGGTCGAGGAGACACGAAGATACTGTCTTTGGACATATATGACACGAGATCAAGCGATTGAAACTTGTGTTTCAGGTGCTCTTAATTTCGTAAGAATTATGAAAGAGAACCGACTCCTCGGCGTGTGGAACAAGTCAGAGCTCAAAATGACCCCTTCCGCAAATAACCATTTCTCTGCCTGTGGTATAGCCGATTTGGTTTTCCGTGACTCTGAAGGAGGCATCCACATATTAGATGGCAAGAACGCATCTACGCCTATGAAATATGAGGACGAGGATCAACTCCGTTGGTACGCGCTCTGCTTTAGACTTCAATACA